AAAAATCTAGGCGGTGGGTGGGCTACCAACAAAGGATTTGTTGTGGGGGTCGCTGTTTCTTTTGAGGGATTTGATGGGTACTTTCCTGTACGCCATGAGCGAGGGGGAAATTTTTCTGAAGATTCTGTAAAGAAATGGTTAAAAAAACTATTCAAAGAGGACCCTATAGTTATTTGCCACAATGCAGTCTACGATTTAGGATGGCTTAAACGTTGGGGTGTAGAGTGTACTGTCACTAAAATCTACGATACTTTAATAGCTGCTCCTTTAGTTAATGAAAATAGATTTAGTTATAGCCTAGATAATTTATCTAAAGATTATTTAGGAGAGAGAAAGCAAGGAAATATTTTACAAGACTTTGGTAAGGAACACGGTTTTAAATCTATTGAGAATATGCACTTAGTTCCTGTAGAATATGTAGGAGTTTATGCTGAACAAGATACTCGCCTAACATTAAAGCTTTGGGAATTTTTGAGAGTTGAAATTCAAAAGCAAGGGCTCACTGATATTTTTAATTTAGAAACAGATTTACTAAGACTTCTCTTAGACATGAGATGGAAAGGTGTCCGGGTTGATTTAGATAAAGCAGATAAGACAAAGAGGTTTTTTAAATCAGAAGAGGAAAAGATTTATTCTAATATTAAAAAAGAAACAGGAATAGATATTGGCAGCTCTGATATTTATGCTGCAGCTTCTCTTCAAAAGATTTTTGATAAACTTGGAGAGAGATATGAGCTTACTGAAAAAAATAAGCAAGCTAAAATTAGTAATACTTTGATGAAGGAAAGTGATAATCCTTTGATTCAATCAATCTCTGTAGCCAGGGAATATAATAAAGCACATACCACATTCATTGATTCAATTTTAAAACATAATGTTGATGGTAGAATCCATGCAGAGATTAATCAGCTCAAAGGAGAGTTCGGGGGAACTGTCAGTGGGCGGTTGTCCATGAACAATCCTAACTTACAACAGGTCCCTTCTCGTAATGAAATCATCGGCCCTAAGATAAGATCTTTATTTCTACCCGAAGACGGAGATCAGTGGGTATCTCTTGATTATTCTCAACAAGAGCCCAGATTGTTAGTTCACTACGCAAAAAAACACGGTTTAGAGGGCGCTGAGACCCTAATTAGGTTCTTCCATGAAGGAAAGGACTTCCACCAAGTAACCGCCGACATGGCTAAAATATCAAGGAAAGAAGCTAAAACAATAGGACTAGGTCTTATGTATGGCATGGGAATAGCAAAATTAGCAGATTCTCTTGATATCAGTCCTGAAGAAGCAAAAGCGCTAAAGAAAAGGTACAATGATAACGTTCACTTTTTAAATGATATAATTGTTAAAGCTACTAGGTATACAGAACAGAATGGGTATATCAATACACTGCTCGGAAGACGATGTCGTTTTGATCTTTGGGAGAATAAAGATTTTTATGACAAGAGAATGATGAATTATGAAAACGCCAAGAAGACTTGGGCGTGGAATGAAATGAAAAGAGCAGGGACCTATCGTGCATTGAATAGGTTAATACAAGGTTCAGCAGCAGATCAAACCAAAAAAGCCATGGTGGATCTGTGGAAGATCGTAGGGGTTGTTCCTATGATTCAAATACATGACGAGCTCAATGTCTCCATAACCAACGAGACCCAGGTGAAAGAGATCAAAGAGATAATGGAGTCTGCTGTTGAACTTCATGTGCCCGTAAAATGCGAGGCAAAGATAGGCAAAAATTGGGGAGAAATTAAGTGAGTTGTTTGTCCCTATTTATTGCAACTAGTATTCATTTAGGACTGCAAGGTGACTACAATAGTATTCATCCTCACGTCAGATGTGATTTAGAATCTTTGATGTTTGGTTCTTATTATAATAGTGAGTACAAAATAAGTAATTATATTGGTAAAGATTTTGATGGCTTTGAATTAGGACTTGTTACAGGCTATCAATATGACGTTGTACCAATGATTAGATATAAAAAAGACTTCTGGTTTATTGCTCCTGCTTATGAAGTGAGTGGTAATACTGGGGTAACAATAGGAGTAGAATTTAAATTATGAGAGTAATGTATCAAAGTGGCGAAGTTTATTTAAGTTTAACTGGTGAAGAAGTTGATCATCTTTATAAAAATAAAGGAAAGCCTGTGCCGATAGGCGTTAGAACTTTAAAAGTTTTACATGAGGATGTATCTAAGGCTGTATTACATCATTGGTCAAATGTTGAAGTGTGGGAAGCTGTCGAAGAACACCTGCAGTCTCATAAAAGCAAATCTAAAAGTAAAAAATAAATGTATGTTCTCTAGTCCATAGGAGAACATTATGATTAAAATTTTAAAAACACTATCAAACTTTTTTACACTTGAGCCTAACGCTGATGCAGCTATTAAACAATGGCTACAAGCTGAGTATAAAAAGGATTGGCAAGGAGCCTATCGTCAATTTAAACTTGATGGCACTTTACCAAATCACGTCAGAAGATCTATTTAACTTCTGTAGTATATCTTTTACCGTTCCAAGTAAATTCTTTAGCACCTTTTTTTCTAAAGTGTTTAAATGCTTCACCAAATGAAACACCGCCTTTAGATACTCCTACATTAAACTTCTTTCCACCAGACTTTTTGATATTATCTCCTGCCTTAGCAGTTGATGTTTTTGTAGTTGCTTTTTTATTACTTGTGCCTGATTTAGAAGAAGACTTTTTAGCAGAACTAGCTAAGTTTTTGTCCTTCATCTTTTTAAAATCAGAGATAGCTTTATTTCTTTCGCCTCTAGTTACTTCTCTTAATCGAGATGTCTTTCCTACAATATCACTGTCTTTTATAATTTTACTTTTCTCACCAGGATTTTTTTTACCAGCTTGGTACCCCCTACCAGGTGTACCTCTGAAAGTTCTTTTTCTTACCATCGTACTACTCCTTACGTATTTGCCACTATAGCAGCTAATGATTCACAGCGTTTAGGTGTCTGCGAGTGCCACCTAGAATCTTGCATCTCAGCAGATGCTGTCTTCCAATCTTTAATTCTTAAAGCTTTCCAAAACTTTTTAAATTTAGATACACCTGTAGTACCTAATTGAAAAACCATCTCAAGAATCACTTCGCCCACATGTTGTGGGAGTTCGTGTCCAACATTATCTTCGATCAACATATCTGCTCCTGCTGCAGCTCTGTTTAAATCTAATTCAAATATTTCCATAATCTCATCCATAGGTATCTCTACCCCTTCTGCAAATTTTTCTAGTTCGTGATGCTGTACGAGGTGGCCTATACCCACAGTTTTTTTGCCTAAGCTGTCTAGATAGACAGAAGTCCTTAGGCCTTCATGGTCCTGCACCCGAGCCTTCAGTTCATCAGTTATTTTAATCATGCTTTTATTTTATTACTTTATTGTTGAAGATCAATTCCAAATATATCTTCAGTTTGACTAGGAGTCATTACTCCACTATTAAACATAGCGTTATTATTTTGCCTGCTTTCATTAATTAAATTTTGTATTTTTTGATTTTGATCTTGGTAATCTGTTACTATATCATATTGCGGTTGATTCATTTGATTAGATGTTTGATTGAAAAAAGGATCATCAAATATTTCATCTGCTTTTTTCTCTGATTCCATAAACTCTTGATCTGTGATAGGCGTAGCTTGTCCATCTGTAATTTGAATATTATTT